GTCGCGGCCGGCCGGCTCAGCGTTGACGGGTTGGCCGACTGGCTGGTTGAGCGCGGCTATGAGATATCGCGATCCAGCGCGCATCGCTATGCCAGCAAGTATTCGGCGGTCGCCGCGCGCATGCGTCAGTCCCGCGCCGTGGTCGAGGCGATGGCCGCCGAGCTGGGCGACAGTGAGATGCAGGGCCGCCAGGGCCGCATGCTGGTCGAGATGACGCGCAGCCTGATCTTCGATTTCCTGGCCAAGATTTCCGAAGCCGGGGAGGACGCTGAAGGCGGCATCGCCATCGACACCAAGGATATCCAGCAGCTCGGCAAGGGCTTGGCCGAGCTCGCCCGCGCCCAGCGCCTCGACCAGGATTTCGAGACGAAGGTCCACGACATCGTGCGGGCGAAGCTGTTGGCGGAGCAGAAGGCTGCGCTGGATTCCATGGAGGTCGCCGGGGGCGTGACCGCCCAAACGCTGTCGATCATCCGCAAAACCCTGGGTATCGACGATGGCCAAGCGTAAGGGCAACGCCAAGATCATTCCGGCGAACCCCGACGCGATCTTCCTGCCCTATCAGTCGCGTTGGATCGCGGACAGGGCGCTCAAAAAACTCATGGAGAAGAGCCGCCAGATCGGCATTTCCTGGTCGACGGCCTACGCGGCCGACGAGCGCACGGCAGCTAAGGGCGCGCGGTACGACCAATGGGTCAGCTCACGCGACGACATGCAGGCCAGGCTGTTCCTGGAGGACTGCAAACTCTGGGCAAACATCATGAACCAGGTCGCCCAGGATCTGGGCGAGGTGGTGATCGATCCGAAAGAGAAGATCACCGCCTATGCCCTGCGCTTCGCGAGCGGCCGCACGATCTACAGCATGTCCAGCAATCCGGACGCCCAGGCAGGCAAACGCGGCGGACGCATTCTGGATGAGTTCGCGCTGCACAAAGATCAGCGCAAGCTCTGGGCCATTGCCTATCCGGGCACGACCTGGGGCGGCACCATGGAGGTGATCTCCACGCATCGCGGCTCCAAGAGTTTCTTCAACGAACTGGTGACGGAGATCAAGGAGAAGGGAAACCCGAAGGGTATCAGCCTGCACACGGTCAGCCTGCAGACCGCGCTCGACGAAGGGTTCCTCTACAAGCTTCAACAGGCCTTGCCGCCGGAAGATGAGCGGCAACCGATGGACGAGTCCGCCTATTTCGACTGGGTCAGGGCCGGCTGCGCCGACGAGGAATCCTTCCTCCAGGAATACATGTGCGTCCCGGCCGACGACGACACCGCCTTCCTGGAATACGAGCTCATCATCCAGGCCGAATATCCGCGCGGGATCGACTGGAAGGAGATCGAAGGCAAGGAGCTTTATGCCGGGATCGATATCGGCCGGAAGAAGGACCTGACCGTCCTCTGGGTGCTCGAGCGCCTGGGAGACGTCTTCTACACCAGGGAGGTCATTTGCCTCGCCAACATGCGCAAATCGGCACAGGAGGCGATCCTCTGGCCGTGGATCCAGCGTTGCCGTCGTGTCTGCATGGATTACACGGGCCTCGGTATCGGCTGGGTTGACGACGCCCAGGACAATTTCGGGAACTACAAGGTCGAAGGCGTCACCTTCACGCCCGCCGTGAAGGAGGCGCTGGCTTATCCCCTTCGGTCGGCAATGGAAGATCGGGCTCTGCGAATCCCTGAGGACAAGGCGATCCGGGCCGATCTGCGCCAGGTCACCAAACAGGTGACCGCCGCCGGCAATATCCGGTTCACGGCTGAGCGCACACCCGACGGCCATTCCGACCGGTTCTGGGCGCTGGCGCTCGCGATCCACGCGGCGGGCGAGCCAGGCATGATGGTCGACAGCCATGCAGCAGGGCGCGGGCGGGAAAGCGCGCGAGGTTATGACGAGGACGCGCTGTCAGGCGGCGATCGTGGCAATGACGCAATCGTGGACCGCATGGGCACGGGCGGCTTCGGCCGGGTGCCCGGCACGGATTGGGGGGGCTTTTGATGGCCGCTGACGACAAGAAGCCGGAGGCCCCGGTATTGACCGAGATCGCGGTGGCGACCGGCGTGGACTATACCGGCTGGGTCGAGGAAATCCTGCGGCCGGGCGACGAGATCCTGGATTCGCTGGGCGGCGATCTGAAGCAGTATGAACGGCTGATGCGCGACCACCAGGTGCGCTCCACCTTTCAGCAGCGCCGCGACGCCGTGATCGCTTGCGAATGGGATGTCGATCCGGGCGGCGAGGCCCCGATCGATCAGCAGGCGGCGGACTTTTTGCGTGATCAGCTGGCCAATATCCGCTGGGACGAGAAGACCAGGAAGATGTTGGCCGGCGTGTTCTACGGCTATGCGGTCGGCGAATGCATGTGGGGCTATGACGGCGGCAGGATCGTGCTGACGGATATCCTGGTGCGCAAGCCCAGGCGCTTCCGCTGGGACAAGGACGGGCGCCTGCGCCTGATGCGCGTGGCGCATGTGCCGGAGATCATGCCCGACCGGAAGTTCTGGACGTTCTCCGCCGGCGGCGACGACGACGAGGACCCCTATGGCCGGGGGCTGGCCCATTGGCTCTATTGGCCCGTCTTCTTCAAGCGGAACGGCGCGAAATTCTGGGCGCTGTTCCTGGAGAAATTCGCAGGGCCGACCGGCAAGGCCACCTATCCCCGCAATGCCAGCAAAGAAGAGATTGAGAAGGCGCTGCAGGCCGCGCTCTCGCTGGCCACCGATTCCGCCGTCGCTGTCCCGGAAGGGTTCGAGGTCGCCCTGGTCGAAGCCATGCGCAGCGCGTCCGGCGATTATCTGGCCTTCGCCCAGTATTGGGACAATGCCGTCAGCAAGATCATCCTGTCGCAGACCGGCACCACGGATGCCGGCCCCTATGTCGGCACAGCCAATGCGCATGGCGATGTGCGCGACGCCGTGGTCAAGTCCGATGCGGATCTGGTCTGTGAGTCATTCAATGACGGCCCCGCCCGCTGGCTGACCGAGTGGAACTTCCCGGGCGCTGCCGTTCCCAAGGTCTGGCGCCGAACCGAACCGCCGGAGGATCTGGCCCAGGCGGCAGAGCGCGACACGAAGATCCACAGCATGGGCTTCGAGCCGAGCGAGGAATACATCCAGACCACCTATGGCGATGGCTGGACGAAGAAGCAGGCAGCGCCGCCGCCCGTCCAGCCCGGGCGCCAGCCGCCCCTGACGCGCCTGCTGCCCGGCCAGGTCGACCCGTCCTTCGCGGAGGCCATGGCGGCGCAGGTCGAGGCGCTGGATGCGGCCACGCGCGGCGTGGAGGATGCGGCCGCCCCCGCCATGGACGCCATAATCGAGCGGATCAGGGCGGAGATCGAGGCGGCCGGGGATCTGCCCGATCTGGCGGCCCGGCTGCTGTCGACGTTTCCCGAGATCGATTCGAACGGCCTGGCGCGCGCGCTGGAGACGGGGCTGGTCGCGGCCCAGCTGATCGGGGCGGCCGAGGTTCCGGCGGAGGAGCGTTAGATGGCTGCCTTCGCCGAGGTCGATCTGGCGGGCGTACCGTTCGACGAGGCCATAGCCTATCTGCGCGGCAAGGTGGATGTGCCGTCGCTGGCCTGGACGGATTTGAAAGAGGCCGCCCATGCGCGGGCGTTCACGGTCGCCGGCGCCACCACGGTTTCCCTGGTGCAGGATTTTCACGACGCCGCTACCCGGGCGATTGCCGAGGGACGCACCCTGGCGGATTTCCGCGCGGATTTCGACCGCATCGTCCAGGCCCATGGCTGGAGCTATAAGGGCGGGCGCGGCTGGCGTTCCGCCGTGATCTACAACACCAATATGCGCATGGCCCGGTCGGCCGGCCGCTGGGCGCAGGCCCAGCGCCTGGCGGAGCAGGAGCGCGCCCGCGGCCGCCAAATCTATCTGCGCTATGTCGCCGTGCTGGATGATCGCACCCGCGATCTGCACCGATCCTGGCATGGCATCGTGCTGCCGATCGATCACCCCTTCTGGTCGACGCATACCCCGCCCAATGGCTGGAACTGCCGCTGCACCATCATGGTGCTGACCGAGCGCGCGCTGAAGCGGTTCGGCTATGTGGTCACCCCCGATTCCAAGCTGCCGTCGACGGTACGCCAGCCGCGCCCGGTCAACACGCCGTTCGGCCGGGAAAGCTGGCCGACGCCGGCGGGGATCGATACCGGCTTCGGCTACAATCCGGGCGCCTCCTGGCTGGCCCAGGGCGTGACGCCGGCGGAGCTGGACAGGCCCCTGCCGGATGGCATGGCGGTACCGGCGCCGGCCGGATTGCCCCGGTTGCGGCCGAGCCCGGTCGCGCCTGGGCGCATCCTGCCCGCCGAGCTGAGCGAGGAGGATTATGTGGACGCCTTCCTGGCCGAGTTCGGGGCGGCGCGCGGAAGGGCGGTCGGGTTCCGGGATGCCGCCGGCCATCAGATCGCTATCGGCGAGGATCTGTTCGTCGACCGGACCCGCAGCCGCGCCGATGGCCAGGCCAGGTTCAAGGTCCGGAAGCGGGACCGCGCGCGATACCTGCTGCTGCTGGCCGATGCGTTGAAGACGCCGGACGAGATTTGGCTCGATTGGGCCGGTACGGGCGGGGGCCAGGTGCTGCGGCGACGCTATATCAAGGCGCTGGATCTGCCGGAGCGTGCCGGAGCGCTGAGCGTGTTCGAATGGTCGGATGCGGGCTGGCACGGGGTGACCGTGTTCCCGCCGGACGCGGAGGAGGATATGGCCAGGGGGCGGCATGGCCAGCTGCTGTATCGCAGGCCGGAAACGCGAACGGCGCCGTGATGCACCAGCGCCGTTCCGGGAGCCGCCTAAGAGGCTCTGCATCAGCTCGAACTGCACTCCCGTCCCCTTCAATATAGTGCCGATCAGGCGGCCTTGCAAATCGCCCGTGAGGGCAGCGGGCGCATGGCCGGCCACACATCCCCGGCCAGGCCCAAACCCCGGCGTTAACCCACCGTTAAAACCGCGCTGAGACGCAGTGGGGAGGTCGCCCGCCCTGCCGGGGGCAGGACGGCGCAAGCTCTCAACCGGCCACCACGGGCCATGATGTGGCCGTCTAGCGGTTCTTAGGCCTCTTAAACGGTCTCAGCGGCCCATGCGGGGCCGACCGGGGAAAGCTCTTGCCGCCCGCGCGGCGACCCGATAGCGTGACCGGCATTCCCCGACATCGATCTCCGCCCGCCGCCCGGCCCAACGTTGGGCCGTTATGGCTGCCTGCCCGCGCTCCTACTCTGCCCCCATCGACATCAGGTCGGGGGTTGCCCGGCCGCTTCTATTTCCAGGGGCTGGTTGATGGCCGCAGAGCGCCGCATTCAGATTTTCCGAACCGGTCGGCACAAGCCGATGGAAGGCGCGGCGATTTCCTTCTCTGAAGGGGATCTGCGCGCTTCGGCGGCGGCCTATGACCCGGCGCTGTATGAGGCGCCGCTGGTGATCGGCCATCCCGCCGCCGACGCCCCGGCCTATGGCTGGGTCCAGCGGCTGGATTACGAGGACGGTCATCTGGAAGCCACGCCGCACCAGGTGGCGGCGGAATTTGCCGAGGCGGTCAAGGCCGGCAGCTACAAGCATGTCTCGGCCTCGTTCTATAGCCCCGACAGCCCCGATAATCCCAAGCCCGGCGTGCTCTATCTGCGTCATGTCGGCTTCCTGGGCGCCCAGCCGCCGGCGGTCAAGGGTCTGCGCCCGGTGAGCTTCGCCGAAGCCGACCGGGGTGTCGTCACCTGCACGATCTCGTTTGGCGAGGATAGCTGGCGCATCGCCGGCGCCTTGCGGTCCGTGGGCGGCCTGCTGCGCCGCCTTCGCGAGCGCCTGGTCGAAGCCGATGGCATGGAGGTGGCCGACCGCGTGCTGCCCAGCTGGGATGTCGACCAGATCGACCGGGCTGCCACTGACATCCAGGCGGAAGCCGTAGCCAAGGATTGGACCAGCCCCGCCTTTTCTGAAACCACCACGCCCAAGGAGACCGCCGTGGCCGATCCCAACACCCAGACGCCGGATGCCGGCGCGCTGCAGGCGGAGGCCGACCGGCTGGCCGCCGAACGCAAGAAGCTGGACGCCGAGCGTCTTTCCTTCGCCGAGGCCCAGGCCCGTGCCGACGCCGCGACCTTCGTCGACGGTCTCGTCAAGGCGGGCAAGCTGCCGCCGGCCCATCAGGCGGGGCTGGTGTCCTTCATGGCGGTTCTGCCTGCCGAGGCCGGCACGCTGTCCTTCGGCGAGGGCGACGGGGCTACCAAAACCTCGCAGCGCCAGTACCTGAAGGATTTCCTGTCGGGCCTGCCGGTGCAGATCGATTTCAGCGAGCGGGCGTCCGGTGACGGCAGCGAAGGCGACGACGCGCCTTCGGGCCAGGACCTGGCCCGGCGCGCGCTGGAGTTCCAGGAAGCGGAAGCCAAGGCCGGCCGCGAGATCAGTGTTGTCGCGGCGATGGGCCATGTGGTCAAGGAGGCCAAGAAGTGAGCAATCCCGGTCTTACCAAAACGCGCACGGCAGGCGGTGCCATCGCCGGCCGGCGCATCGTGAAGCACGGCGCCAGCGACGGGGCTGTGCTGCAGGCCAGCGCCGCCACCGATGCCCTGATCGGCGTTTCGGAACGCCTGACCGTCGCCTCGGGCGAGCGGGTGGACATCGTCCTGTCCGGCCTGGTCGAGGTGGACTACGGCGGCAATGTCACGCGCGGCGGCCCGCTTACCGCCGACGCCAATGGCAAGGCCATCGCCGCCGCACCCGCCGCCGGCGCCACCATGCGCATCATCGGCTTTGCCGATGTCAGCGGCGTCAGCGGCGATATCGGCCAGGTGCTGATCGCGCCCGGCTTCATCCAGGGCGAGGAGGCCTGATCCATGTCTACCGCACCGTTCCCGGTCAATCCGGTTCTTACCGGCATCGCGCTGGCCTATCGCAATGCGCGCCTGATCGCCGACGAGGTGTCGCCGCGTGTCCCGGTGGGCGCGGAGTCGTTCAAGTACTTCAAGATGCGCCCCGGCGATGCACTGACCGTGCCCGATACCACGGTCGGCCGCAAATCCGCGCCGAACGAGGTGGAGTTCGGCATGGAAGAGGTCGACAGCTCGACCCTGGATTACGGGCTGGATGACGTGGTGCCGAACAAGGACGTCGAGAACGCGGAGAGGATCCCCGGCTATGATCCGCTGGGCAACGCGGCGATGAATCTGACGGACCTCATCCTGCTCGACCGCGAGATTCGCGTCGCTGCCATGACCTTCGGGGCGGGCAACTATGCGGCGGCCAACAAGGTTCAGCTGGCGGGCACCGATCAGTGGTCGGATTTCGACGACAGCGACCCGATCGACGATATCGTTTCCGGCCTGGAGTCCTGCATCATCCGCCCGAATGTCGCGGTGCTGGGCCTGTCGGTCTGGAGCAAGCTGTCGCGCCACCCGAAGATCCTGGCCGGCGTCGGGCAGCTCAACACCGAAGGCGGCATCGCGTCCCGTCAGCGCGTCGCCGAACTGTTCGAGCTGGAGGAGATCATCGTCGGCCAGGGCTGGGTCAACATCGCCAAGCCGGGCCAGGCGCTGAGCCGCGCCCGGGTCTGGGGCAAGCATTGCGCCTTCCTGGTGCGTGACAAGCTGGCCAATCTGCAGAACCAGCGGCCCACGTTCAGCCTGACCGCGCAGTGGGGCAGCCGCGTTTCCGGCACGATCCCGGAGCCCAAGATCGGGTTGACGGGCAGCCAGCGGGTGCGCGTCGGCGAGCGGGTGCGCGAGCTGACCATCGCGTCGGACCTCGGCTACTTCGTGCAGGACGCCGTGGCATGAGCACCGTGAAGGGGATCGAGCGGTACCTCCTGAAAGGCCGCGTCAAGATCGGGGGCAAGATCCGCGAGCCGGGCGAGCTTGTAGAATTGACGGAAGCCCTGCATGCCCAGCTGCTGGCGGCCGGCAATGTCGGCAGTGATCCGGAAGGACTGGCCCTGGCCAAGGAGCCCGCGCCCAAGACCTCGGATGATCCGCCGCCGGCCGCGAAGCCGGTGCCCAAGCCGAAGTCGGCGCCGAAGGGCAAGGCTGCGAAGCCGAAGGCGGCCGAGCCGCCCAAGGAACCGGTACCCGCCCCGGAAGGCGTCGCCGGTACCGATGAACCCAATACCCAGGGGGCGACCGACACTCAGGCCGAGTGACGGATAGGTCGGGGCGCCGCCATGCAGCCGCCCAGACCGAAGTCCAAGACGCGGACTACCCCGGAGCCTGGCGGGCTGGCATGGCGCCCCGTCAGGCTCCGGATCGTCTCACAGGAGCGTTAGATGTCCGACCGTTTCCGCACCGAATATCGCCAGCTGCACCCGATGGAGGTTGCGCTGGTCAAATCCATCAAGACCAAAGCCGCCGAGATGGAGGCGCTTTTCGAACAGATGACCGCCGGCCGCGAAAAGGCGCTGGCGCTGACCAATCTCGAACAGGCCGTCATGTGGGCGACCAAGGGTATCGGCATCACGGGGTAACGGCCATGGCCTATGCGACGCTGGCAAACATGATCGAGCGGTTTGGCGAGGCGGAGCTGCTGGCCATCGCCGACCGCGACATGGACGGGGAGGTCGACGCCGAGGTGGTGTCGGCCGCGCTGGATGACGCATCGGGCCAGATCGACAGCTATATCGGCGGGCGGTACGCCCTGCCGTTGTCGGGCACGTCCGGCCAGCTGGCCAGGATCGCCTGCGACCTTGCGCGCTGGCAGCTTTATACCGATGCGCCGCATGAGCGGGTGACCGAGGCCAACAAGGCGGCGCTGGCCTGGCTGCGCGACGTCGCCGCCGGCCGCGCCAATCTGGACATCGGCGGCGAGAAGCCCCAGGCCGACCCGGCCGGGGCGCCGCGCTTCGAGGGCGGACCCCGCGTGTTCACGCGTGACACGCTGGCGGGGTATTGAGCGATGTCGGTCGCGATCCGCTACGATCTTTCCCGCGACGATCTGACACCCGGATTGGCCGGGCTGTTGGCGGCCGCCGGCGATCTGACGCCGGCCATGGACGAGATCGGCGTCGAACTGGTTGCCGCGACCGTCCACCGCTTCGAGACGGAGACAGGGCCGGACGGGCAGCGCTGGAAGCCGTCGTACCGGGCGCTGACGGAAGGCGGGCAGACGCTGAGCCTGCGCGGCCATCTGCGCGACAGCAATACCCATCGGCCAGGTTCGAACTGGGTCGAGTGGGGATCGAACCTGATCTATGCCGGGGTGCATCAGCGCGGCGACACGATCCGGGCCAAGAACGCCAAGGCGCTGCGCTTCCAGATCGGCGGTCAATGGGCGATGCGCCAATCCGTCACCATCCCGCGCCGGCAATTCCTGGGCGTCGATGATGCGGATCTGGAGATGATCCGCGAGGTCCTGGTCGAGCATGTCGCGGCCGGCGCCGAGGGCGCAGGGGGTGCTGCATGATCCCGGCCATCGTGACGCGGCTGGAGGGCGAGGTTGCCGGGCTGAAGCATGTCGCCGGCGTTTTGGCCTATGCCCAGCTCAAGACGCAGGCGCCCACGCCAGCGGCCTATGTGTTGCCGCTGGCGGAGGATGCGAGGCCCAGCGGTACCGGCACGATGCTGGTGCGGCAGCTTGTGATCCGGCGCTTCGGGGTGCTGCTGGCGGTCAGCGCCAAGAACGACCGGCACGGCTCCAAAGCCGAGGATGCGCTGGATACGCTGCGCGGCGCGGTACACGCCGCCCTGCTGGGCTGGGCGCCGAACACGGAGCATGAGCCGGTGAGTTATCTGCGCGGGCGCCTGGTCGACATCGTCGGCGGCGCGGTGTGGTGGCAGGACGAATACGCCACCGATACATGGCTGAGAGGCTGAGGAGAACGAGATGGCCCTGAAATGGCGCAAGAAGCTGATCCTGGCGAAGCTGGAGGCGGTCGCGGGCACCGATGCCGAACCGACCGGCGCGGCCAACGCGATCCAGATCTCGGACGCGACGATCACGCCGATGGAAGGCGGCACCGTTTCGCGCGGGCTGTTGCGCCCCACGCTGGGCGCGGAAGGCTCGATCCCGGTCAACACCCACGTCTCTATGGAATTCTCGGTCGAGATCGCGGGAGCGGGTGCGGCGGGTGATGCGCCCGCCTATGGGCCGCTGCTGGTCGCCTGCGCGATGGAGGAAACGATCGTGGCGGAGACCAGCGTAGCCTATAGCCCGGTGAGCGAGGGCGAAGAGAGCGCCACGATCTATTTCTACCAGGATGGCATTCTGCACGCCGTGACGATGGCGCGCGGGACGGTGACGCTGGAATTTCCGCCGAACGATCTGCCGCGCTTCCGGTTCCGCTTTCTTGGGTTGCATGTCGACCCCGCCGCCGCCGCCATGCCGGTGCCGGATTTCGACGCCTTCGTTCCGGCAAAGCCGGTCAACAAGGCCAATACGCCCACCTTCACCCTGCATGGATATGCCGCAGTGATGGAGCGGCTGACGGTTGATCTGGGCGTGTCGAACGTCCATCGCGACCGGGTCAATTCGGCGGCCGTGCTGCTGACCGACCGTCAGACGAGCGGCACGGCGGTGATCGAGGCGCCGGCGCTGGGAACCAAGAATTATTTCGCGATAGCCAAGGCCGGCACGCTGGGTGCCCTGCAACTGGTGCATGGCACGGTCGCGGGCAATGTCGTGCAGATCGATGCGCCGAAGGTTCAGATCGGGCCGCCCGCCTATGGCAACACGGACGGGCTGGCGACGCTGAGCCTGCCGCTGACGCTGGTGCCCGATGCCGGCGATGACGAGCTGGTCATTACCGTGAAGTGAGGAGAGAGATGGTGGATTTCGTATTGGCGGACAGGCTGGTGGTCGAGCGCGATGTCGCGGTGAAGGTGCCGAAGGCCGGCACCGGGTTCGAGACGGCGAACCTGCGGGTGGCATTCCGCATCCTGGACATGGCCGAGGCCGAAAAGCTCAGTGAGCGCATGGACGCCCACAAGGCGGATATCGGATTCCTGCGCGAGGTGTTCGTGGGTCTGCCCGACGGGGTCAAGCATGAAAGCGGATCAGTGTTGCCGGACAGCCCGGAGCTGCGCGACCGGTTGATCGGCCTGCCCTATGTGCGACTGGCGCTGCTGCGCGCCTATACCGAGGCGCAGACGGGCGGCGCCTTGGGAAACTGATCGAGGCCGCCCGCGCCTGGGCACTGGGCACCGGCGGGGGCGGCGAGGACGAGTTGGAGGCCGACCTTGCCGCGTTCGGGGCGACGGCCGAAACGGTGTCGCGCTGGACGGCAGCCGGGCGGCAGGCCCGGCACCTGACCATCCTGCGATCCAACTGGCCGGCGGTGCGCCTGTTCTGGGCGTTGGGCACGCAGTGGCGCCAGGGGCCACTGAGCGGTCTCTCTGGCCTCGACTACGGGGCGATCGAGCCCACGGCCAGGCTGATGGGCGTGACGGTGACGCCGGAGCTGTTCCGGCAGTTGCAAATCCTGGAGGGGGCGGCGCTGACCGCCCTGGAGGAGCGCAGAAGCCGTGGGTGATTTCGTCGTATCGGGCCGGTTGACGGCCGACGCGTCCAGTCTGATGACGGAGGCCGGCAAGGGGCAGCGGGCCGTCGGTCAGTTGAAGGACGAAATCCGTCAGGCCGGTGCGTCCGCCCGAGACGCGGCGAGCGGCGCCACCACGCTCACCAGTGCCTATGGCCGGACTTCCGCTGCCGCCATCAATGCCGCGCTGGGGATCGACAAGATCGGACGGGCCACGGCCGATCGTGCCAGCGATATCCAGGCGTATGGGCGCGGCCTGGACGAGCTGCGGGCGCGCTATAATCCGTTGTTCGCGGTGCAGCAGCGCTTTGAGGCAGAGATGGTGCAGCTGTCGCAGGCGTATCGGGTCGGCGCGCTGAATAGTGAGGAATACAGCGCGGCCATGCAGCGCCTGCAGGGTGCGCTCAGGCTGCAAACGGCGGAAGTCCAACGGGTAGGCAGGGCGCTGGCGGCCGGGCGGCCGCATTATGCCGGGTTTGGCAATGCGGCCCAGCAGGCCGGCTATCAGGTCGGCGATTTCTTCGTCCAGATTGAATCGGGCACGCCGATCCTGCGCGCCGGAATCCAGCAGGGTACGCAGTTCATATCGATGTTCGGGCCGTGGGGTGCTGTGATCGGCGCGGGCGTGGCCGTGGTTGGGTCTCTGGCCTCCATCCTGCTGGCGACGGGCGAGGAGGCAAAAAAATCCGAAAAGGATCTGTGGTCCTATGCCGACGCTGTAGAGGCCATCATCGAGAGGATCGAGAAGTCCCGCCTGCAATCGCTGAGCCCGGTGGGCCAGATCCTGGCGATCGGCAAATCCGATCTGCAGGAGATGGAGCGGCAGCTGGCCGAGGCGCTGGCGAAGCGGGCACAGATACTGGCGGCGGTGCAGCCCGATCTGTCACAGGGCCGCAGCCCGTTCCAGTCGGACAACCCGGAGCTCCAGGCGCAGCTGGACGCGGCCGCCCGATTGAGCCAGCGGCAGATGCAAGCCGCCTCCAACCCCGAGCTGGACGCGCTGAACCAGCAGATCGCCGATCTGACGGGCAGAATCGAGGAACTGCGAAACTCGGAGATCACGAATGCGTTCGCGGATCTGCGCAAAGAGCTCGACCCGGTAGCTGCCGCCTGGACGCAGTATCGCGAGCAGATCGAGCTGATCAACGATGCCGTCAAGCGCGGTGTGCCGGACGCCGTGGAGTATGAGGCCGCCCTCAAGGCTGCTGCCTCCGCCGATCTGCAGGATACGCTGGCCAAGGCATCCAGGAGCCAGCCCAGTGATTTTGAACGGGCCGTGGCGTCGATCACCAAGCAGACGGATGCGCTGCTGGCACAGAACGCCGTCTATGATGACGGCGCGCGCGCGCGTGAGCAGGCGGCCGCGCAGCAGGACCTGTTCAGTGCGGCGGCAGAGGCCGGGATACCGATTACCACCGCCCTGATGGAGCAGATATTCGGTCTATCGGCCGCCTATGCCGAGGCGGCGGTCACGGCGGACCAGAAGCGCCAGGCCGAGCGCGACGCGGCGAAGGCGGCGGAGGATGCCGCGCGCGACCATGCCAAGGCGGTCGACCAGATCCGCGACGCGCAGCTTGCCATGTTGCCCGCCTATGAACAGGCGGTGATGAAGGCCAATCAATGGCGTGACGCGGCGTTGAAGGGGCTGGACGCGACCAAGGCCGGCTATGCGGGTTTCGCGGCCGAGGTGGAGCGCATTTTCACCCAGCAGCTGGAGCAGGCGCGCCAGATCGATCTGCGCAGCAGCCGCGACTGGCAGGACGGCATCACACGCGGGCTGAAGGACATATCCGACGAGGCCGGCGACATGGCCGGCCTGACCGAACGGGCGCTGAAGAATTTCGCCAAGGCCGGCGAGGACGCCTTCGTCGGGCTGGTGCGCCAGACCAAGAGTTTCGGCGAGGCGTTCGGGGATCTGATCGACGGGCTGCTGAACGACATATTGCGGCTGTATTACCAGCGTCAGATCGCGGGACCCATCGCCGACATGCTGGGCGGGATCGACTGGGGCGGGCTGTTCGGCTTCGGTGGGCAGACCGTGACCGCCGAGCCGACCGTGGTGACGCCGGTCGCCACGCTGCATGACGGCGGGATTGCCGGGCGCGACCGCAGCGATACGCGCTTTGTGGACCCCGGCCTGTTCGGGGCAGCGCCGCGCTATCATGAGGGCGGTATCGCCGGGCTGCGGCCAGGCGAGGTCGCGGCCGTCCTGAAGGATGGCGAGGAGGTAGTGACGCCCGAAGACCCGCGCCACCGGCGCAATATCGGGCGGGCGGGCAGCGCCGGGGCGGGCTGGAACGGCGCGGGGGCCGTGCTGTTGCAGCCCGCGTTCAATGTCTCGCTGATCAACCGCAGCGGAGTGACCATGCAGGAGCCGGAGGTGCAGGCCCGGGCGAACGGCAATGGCGGGCTGGACGTCGATCTCTATCTCGACCGGGCGGTCGAGCAGTCCCTGAAATCCGGGCGCGGCGCGGCGGTGCTGCGCCAGGATTACAACGCCGCCCGGCAGCTGACGGCGCGGGGGTGATGATGGCGGAACCCTGGCCCGAGACGCTGTCGATGGACCCGCTGGTGGAGGGCTATGACGAGCGGGTGCCGTCCAACATCATGCAGAAGCAGACCGATGCCGGCATTCCGCTGCGCGCCCGGCGCTTTACCAGCCCGCCGCGCTTTCCGCTGAGCGTGACCTTCACCTTCGAGCGGGCGGAGGTGGAGACGTTCCTGACCTGGCATGAGGTGACGCTGGCCGATGGGCTGAAGGCGTTCAGCTTCACCCATCCGCGCAGCGGGGCCGCGATCAGCTGCTATTTCGTGGCCGGGCGCGAAATCCAGATCAACCCGCGACCCGGCGCCAAATGGTGGGATGTTCGGGTGGAGCTGGAGATCGTGCCATGAGCGAGACGCCGGCCGGTACGCTGAAAACCACGGGTGCCCGCAAGGCGGCGTATCAACGCGACCGGGCGGAGGTGTTCCTGACCTGCCTGACGGTGACGCATGCCGATCTGGAGCAGCCGCTGCGGCTGGTCGCCAATACCGAGGATATCGTGCGGTCGGGCGAGACTTATGTAGCGCTGCCGCTGGAGCTGTCGCTGCCCGATGATGATCCCGACCGGGCGCCGCGCGTGCCGATCCGGATCGAGAACTGGGGCGATGGCGATCTGTCGCGTTTGTCGGAGGAAGACCGGGCCGCCTTCCGGTCGCCCATGGAGGTGCTGGACGGGCTGGCGGGACCGGCCGAAGTGGATGTCGAGGTGATCCTGGCCAGTGCACCGGACGAGGCGGAGCTGGGGCCGATCCGGATGCGCTTCGCGTCGGCGGAGATCAGCGAGGAGATGATCGAGGGCGAGCTGACCGCCGATGACGGGATGGGGACCGAGCCCTATCCCGGCTGGTCGTTCGGGCCGATGGAAACGCCGGGGCTGCATCGATGAGGAGAGATGACATGGCAAGGTCGCAAGGGTTTCTGGTGCTGTTCCAGGATGGCAGCCGTGCCCTGCTGGAGAATGGCCGGCGCGTGGTGGCGCTGCCGGAGGAGAGCCGCGCCGAAGCGCCCGATCTGCCCTGCTGGGGTTGCAGCGACTATTTCCAGGACAGCCAGGCCGCCCAGTGGTGCCGCGACCCGTCGCCCATCGCCGGAATCGCGTCCTATCAGGTCAAGAGCGAGGCGCCGCACCCCGCGACCGTCGAGGATGCGGTTGCCCGCAACATCCGCGAAGGTGGGGCCATCGCCCAGGCTATCGCGGCCAGTTTCGATCTGTCGCCGCGAGGCCGGCCATGCTGAAGGAGCCGGCCTGGGTGGATCGCTATATCGGGCTGCCGTTCCGGCCCCTGGGGCGGGGCTGGGACGGGGTTGACTGCTATGGCCTGTATTGGCTGATCCGGCTGGAGGAATATGGCGAGCAGCTGCCGCCGATCCTGGACGGGTATGAACCGGCCGATGCCAGGCTGTGCGAGGATGTGGTGCGGGCCAGCCTGTCGCAGTGGCGCCGGCTGGACGGGCCGGAGGTCGGCCATGCCGTGGTGCTGCGCAGCCGGGGCGTGGAGGCGCATGTCGGGGTGGTGATCGCCCCCAATATGATGATCCATACCAATGACGATTCCGGCCGGGTGCATAAGGACCGGCTGGGGGGGCTGGCCTGGCCGGAACGGCGGATCGTGGGCTATTACGCCTGGGAGGG